TTACTAGAGAATCCTCAATCATTCTAAGTTGATTGAGTGCCTTGATTGCTTTGTGGAGATATGAAAGAACTACTTGTTTATTTCTATCTACTAGTCCAGAATGAACATAAGTGATAGAATCTTTGGAGATTCTTGCAGCGCCACCTACAGCATTTTTAAAATTACTGGTTCTTTGGTGATTACCGCCTCTCAAATTTGGATCATATTCATAAAACTCCTCAACTTCAGGAGTAACCATATTTCCATTCGCATTTCTTCCATCAGTTACCATGAAAGATGGATTCAGAACATGTTTTCCATCTTTTTTAATTTTTCTTACAAGTTTGATCTTCATTGGATCAATATATCTGACCTCTTTAATTCCTTCTTGAGGTTTTTCCAGATCAATAACTTTATGGTAGTAGATTCTTCCATCTACATACCAGTTTCTCATAATCTCATGACATCTCTTATCAAAATCTAAAATTTCTTTGATATATTTAAATTCTTGTCTGATAATATCTTTTAACTTATCTGATGCAGGAACATTTTGCAAATCAATCTGAACCGGAGAATCATTTTGATCTGAAACAATTGCCTCGTTAATAATATCTTCAATAGCCCCATCAACTTCTGGATGGATAGCCATTTCACGATATCTTTTGATTAAATCATACTCAGACTTATAAACTCCTTCAATATCAACGTATTGTCCATAAAAACCACTAGACACATAAAAGTCCGAAGAATCTTCTTGATTCTCCGGAACGGGAGAGACGATAGATTTTTTTGATCTATCGTCCTCCGAGTCTTGGATTTTGAAACCAAATAATTTAGGCATTACTCAAGTGTAAACTCTGTTTCTACTATTTATAGAGGGTTCAATACTTGAGGATCTGTTCCTAGTTGAGTATTACCAGAAGAATCAAGAGCATCCCACCACTGAACTTGAAGATCTACAGTGAATTCTTCAATTGCATCAGTAGAATCATAAGAAAGATCAATTGCACTGACTGCAGTTGGGAAGATTCCGTAGAATTTATAAGCTTTAAGAACTGGAATTGAATCTCCAGGACTTGTAGCTGTTGGGGATGTTACGCTGGACTGTGCAGAAGAAAGTGAAGATCTTCCAAACTGTTTTACGACAGCATCTCTTTGATATTGAGCTGGATTGATCAAACCAGAGTTATCATCATGCTTGTTGATTGCATTCATCCACTTTTCAAAAGCAGTTCTGATTGAAAAATCAACATCATTAATTACAGTAACTGTCCAGACATCAAATGTTCTGTCACCTGCAATTTTTAAAGTTCTTCCTCTAAAAGGAACCTCAATAACACCAACATTAGATGCTGGTAAATTAGCAGTTTTGATCATAAATCTAGAAAGTTCACTAACTGTTCTTGTCTGATCTACATTTTCTTGTGATGTTCCTTCTGTAGCAAAACTAGGGAATGTTAGTTCAACTTCAAAAAGGTTGGGACGAGCTGCTCCACCAATTAATCTTGCTTTAAAATCTTCTAAAGTTCTGGAGCTAAAACTTGGAGTGTTTGAAAATGCCATTTGTTTTTACCTCTGTAGGGATTGATGTTTTAAAAATTAAACGGTTCCAACAACCTCTTCAAAGCTAATACCAGTTCTATTAGCAACAAATGTAAGACCAATAAAGTTGATTGATCTTGCAGGTTTGATGAAAATATCAGCCCTAAATTGATTGGAATCAATCACATCTGGAGTATTATTTGATTCATCACAAACAACTAAGAAGTCTGTAATTCCTCTCTTTGATTTGACATCACGAAGATATGGTTCAATAATATTTACAAAATTGGATCTAGTAATGACATCATTAAATTCAAATAGTTGAGCCCTTGCAGCTCTAGAAATAGTATCCTCAACAGTTAAGAATAAACGACGAACGTTAATTCTATCAAATGCACTAGCAATAGATAGTCCTGTTTTGTCACCAAATAAAATTATTCCAGATCCCGGAGAGAAAATAACTGGATTAATTCTCTTAGGATACATAAGGTCTCTTTGTGCCTGTGAGGGATTATACGCAAGTTTAATTGCATTATTAATAACACCTCTTTGAGCTCCAGCAGGTGAGAACCATGGATAATTATTGATAGATGTTCTTGCCATTAAACCAGCGATATCCGCATTTAATGGAATGTATCTAAATTCATTATTAAATCTATCGAACATATACTTATATCCACTATCAAATACTGCATAAGAAGAAGATGTAACTGAATCAAAGAAATTGATAATATTTTCTGTCTGTAAATCGCTATTCGAAATATTTAAAACTCCAGATCTAGTCGGAGAAATACATGCAATACAGTCTTTCCTTGTTTCTGCAATGTCAATTAATCTATTTGCTTTTGCTTGAGAATCAAATATAGTATCGCCTCCATCAGGACCATTAATTAAGAAATTAATATCGTACTCAGCTGGGTTTCTGAAAACTTCATATCCATTTAAAACATCCGCCAAAGAAATATCCATTCCACCGTTAGAGGATGAATAATCATAGCCATTTGTCAGTGAATATGACTTATTTCCAGAACATCCAAAATTAATTCCACTAGCATTCTGTCCCCAAGCAATACTTCCACCACTTGACTGAATATAACCGTCTATATTAGTAAAGTTAACTCCGGATAAAGCATCTGAAGTACCGGCAAAAATGTAAGAAGATACATTCGACAAATAATTTTTGTAGTATATATTTTCTGATGGAGAAATTCTACCGTCAGATGCCTTTGATAAATTTGTATATTTTTCTAAAATATTTCCAGAAATTCCTGTTATAGACCCAGATTCATCAACAACTACTACATGAATCTCATCATTTTTTCCAGATCTTTCTTTACTATATTGAGATGTTCCTGGTTTTGGAGCAATTGACTTCCAATAAATGGTAGAATTTGAAAGTCCTAAAGTTTGTTGATCATACCAATCTACTGAAGTATTATTTGGTGTTGTAAACAAACCTTCGCCATAATCTAGAGTACCATCGGAAATATTTCTGGTATATCTAACTACAACTGTTGTTGAAGCTAAAGAAACTGGAGAAGCTGAATCGATTGTAATTAATCCAGTAGTTACTCCAACAACTCTTGCTGAAAGTGATCCACTTTCGGTTTTAATTAAATCTCCAACACTTACAAAAGCTTCTACATTTGCTGTTAAACCTGCAGGATATTCGATTGTTGTTGAACCAATTCCAATAGTTGCAGAATTTGAAATTCTAAACTTCTCTAAAGAAGTAGCAGTTCCAACACTGTTAAAAATTTGATAATACTTTCCAAGTCCACTTGGAATATTATTAATTCCAGATGATGTATAAGAAATCTCTGTCGATAATCCCGTATTCTCGTTGTATAGACTTACAACTTTAACATCTATACTTCCTTGATTTACTTTGGTAACAATACCTTTAACATATCCTGAGAATGACTCAACAGTACCTTGAGATGTGGCATAACTTGTAGTAAATCCACAAGTTAATGCGAATCCCGGAGAAATTCCAAAAGTTCCGATAGCAATTCTTTGATCTGCAAAAGCGTCTATGGTACAAACTTTTAATCCATTTGCCCAAGAACCTGGATTTTTTGCAGCAAAAATCCAATCTGTATCTGATGAATGGTTATTGCTAAAATCTTCATTATCTACTATTTTTAAATTTACTGGCGATGATACTGGGTAATTTGCATTTTTCAATGAACTTGAATCACATCTAACGACCCTCAATGTACCACCATATGAAAGATATGAAGAAGCTGATAACCAGTATTCATACTGGTTATCATTGCTTAATGGTTTGCCAAATGTGTTTAATAGGTCCTGTTCAGTTTCCACTAAAACTGGAACTCCGACCGGACCTTTGGCAAATGGGCCCGCAAAAGCACCTACTTGATCATTTACTGCATCGATTCTTCCTACAGTAAGATCAACTTCTCTAACCTTTATTCCAGGTGATACTAAGTTTAGCGACATGTCTTTCCCTCTAAAGAGTTTCAACTTGACTACAAATATTTATTATTTGCTTACTTTATAATGGGGAAACTGCCAATGAACAAGTTACCAGTCAGGATATTCCCATTTATGACTGGATATTTTTATTTTTCTACTCTTCTTTATTCTTTCAATTGTACATATCTTACATTCATAGGAGTACGCAGATGCTATATCACCTCTACCCTTACGTGTCAAATAAAACCCATCCAATAAATCTTTAACCTGACCACAAACTCTACACTTTCTTTCAGTAAGAAATAAATGTTCTAGTTCAAACTGGTCATCTATGTCCATTATCTATAGTCCCACATGTATTGACTATCTCCATATTCATCAACATGCCAACGATTTCCATCAGTATCCACAAAACTCTCACCACCATCTAAACCATCTGAGATAAAACCGAAGGGAGCCATATCCTGTTCTATCTGATTCTTCTGTTCTTCATATAATCTTTTGCGAACATCGTTGTCCGTCATTTCTTTGAAGTATGGTTGTGCAATTAACCACGCAAAAATTACCAGACACATTGCAAGGTCATCATTGCAACCATCTTCAGCCTCAAACGAATTCGACTTTTGAATGAAAGTTGTCAATTCACTAATAGTATCATAATCTTTGATAATTAACTTATCACTTTCAATTAATGTCTTAAGATTCATGCACCCAATCTTTTTGACGTTCTTGGACATCTTGACGCCCATCTGAGATTTCTTACCAGAAAATCCTTGACCAACTAATTGTCCTGCACGACCTCTCATCGTACACATAAGTACATTATCGTACTCCAAATCCATGTGTAGAATCTGACCTACTTGTTCTCCAACATCATTGACTTCTACGAGAATATATGCTTTGTTATACGCAACGGCAAGATCTTTAATGATACTTGGAAACAACATCGGTTTAATCTGGTTATCCCTATATTTGGCTACAAGACGATAAGGGAATGTAGTTGTATCGCAAACAGTAAATGCAGAATAATCTTTTTCAACTCCACGAGCTACGTCTACTGTTACAACATAATTATGATCTTTCTGTGGTTCTTCAAAAATATCCAAACCAGCATTTGACTTAATTGGATCTTCATAAACTAAGGATCTGAGTTTTGCTGCAGATACAAGAGTATCAACAGATCCTAAGAATTCGCACTCAAACTCAACCTTGAATTGTTGTTCAGAAGTGTTTGCAATGGTCTGTCTTTTCCATGCATCATCTCTTCCAGGAACTTCAGACCAATGAACATCTGTAGGAATATATTCGTTCTTACCTCTCTCCGCATCATGCCACATGCGGTAGAAGTGGTTCATACCCTTCGGGGTAGAAACGATTAAGACTTTCGTGCTTTTACCTGACGAAATAGTAGGATATACAGAGGCAAAGAACTCGTCAGCAATGTGATTCGGGATGAATGCGAACTCGTCCAGAAAGATGACATTGTACGATCCGCCACGAACAGCAGATGCAGAAGTAGACGCGGCGATAATCTTGGAACCATTCTCCAACTCTAAAGATCTTTTATTCCATGATACGATACCTTGTTGCATCCACTTTGGCAGTTTCTCGTATGCAAACTGTAACCTACTTAAGAGATCCTGTGCAGTTGATGCCTTGTTGGCTAGAATAGCTATGTTAACATTGTCGTTAAACACCGCATAATGTAACAAATATGAAACACAAGTTGTAGATTTACCTGTCTGGCGAGGCATCCTACAAATGTTGAATCGGTTTCCATGAAAGTTATTGATCAACTTTTCTTGGAATGGGTACATTTTGAATGGTATCTCACCATAGTCAAGAGAAACAATCTTGATATAGTTCTTGGCAAAATACACAGGATCTTGTTTGCACTTGATAAACTCAAGTACCTGATCTTGCGAAAATTCTACGGCTACATTAGCCTTCTTAAGGTTGGGATTACCAAGATATACCTGATCACTCATAAAAAAATCAAATTTTTGCTAAACTTGCTACGACTTCTTGTTGTTTGAGATAAAGTTTAAAATAAGCTTTTGCAAACTCTATTGCTTCTTCTCTATCTAATTTATCTATGACCCTTGACTGTTGTTCATAGATCAACATTTTATTGATATCTTCAAGTACAATTTCAGAAGGGTCAATGTTCATTTTACTTACCTTGAATAACTACGATTGGTTGTGATGGGTCAGATGGACTTGGGTAGTAGTGAGTTAAAACTCCACCTGGATAGAACTTTTGAATTTGATCTGTTACCTCTTCTCTTGATGGTCTCTTAGGTCCGGAGAAGAAGAGTTGTAGACGATAAGTTTTACCTCTCCACATCAACATTATACTGAAAACATTACCAGTTGACTGTAACCTTTGATAATCTTCCGTTTTCAATTGTCCAGGGTAGATCACTTGATCTGCAAGTGGAAGTGAAATTCCCCCACCAAGTCTCTTCAATGCAGCTTGAGCTGCATCTTTTTCTCCACCAGTTGCACCTTTAGATAGGTTACGGATTTTGCCCATCTTCTGTGCCTTTTTATGTCCTCCACCGATTTCAAAACTCAATCCCTCATTTGCTGGATGAACTTCATTGGGATCGTAAGCTCCACCACCACCTAATGATGCAGGTAGAGAGAACATTGTCCAATACTTCTCTCCATATCTACATTCTCTTTTCTTCTCATTCTTTTTGCACTTTGGACAATATCTAATTTCTTCACTCTCTTTTAATGGAGTTGTTTCAATAATATCAACAGTTTCATACTCAGTTGCTTTGAAGTCATCTCTCCAATTGGAGAACTCATAACCTTCTTTCTGAGTCTTGTTACCCCAGTTCTTTGCACCAACTTTACGGCACTTAACTAATGCACCAGAAGCATATGCAGAAGGCCAAACCTTATAACGAGATTTTACCTTTGAATAACATGCGTCTTTCTCTTCAGTCGCAACCATCTTAGCCTTACCCTCTCTGTCAGGATTTGGGTCTTCTTCATTCTTGCGACGGAATGCTCTTTCCTCTTCCTTATCGGAGAGGTCTGCCTTCATTTTGCTGGAACCACACTTTGGTTTTGTGGTTTGTCCTGGTTGTTTTGCACAGGGTTTTCCTGCGTATTTACCACCCAGTTGAACCCAACCAGGGGTGCCATCAGAAGCGCGACTCTTAGTAAACCAGTCACGCAAAGAACTATCACCACTCTTGTTCCCCTCTTGGACTTCATATGATTCATCATAAACTTTCTTTCCATCTTTAATGTAACCGGATCCTTTCTTATCGTAGAAACGAATGCCTTTAGTGAGTCTTTCTGCCGTTAGTTCCTCTTTTCTCTTTTTTGCTGTTTGTCTTTTCTCCCCTTCTTTTTCGGATCTTTCTTTATCAAGTTCTCTTTGATCTTCTGTACTAGAAATATCTCTGTACTTTCTACCAGTAACTGAAGAAGTGGAGATCATCTCTTCAATTTTTTTCTTACGACCTTGACAATGGGCTCTCTGAGAAAATCCTTTTGGATTATCGCAATCAATTGACTTCTTATATTTGTCAGACCACTCTTCTTTTACTTTCTCTACTTTCTTTAGTTTGGAGTAGTAGTTTGGAAGTTCGTCAAGATGTTGGAGTGCAATCTCTTTTGCTACTTGATTATCAGTAGTATGTTCATGTTCAACTTTCATCCCCATCTCAAGTTGTTTTTCAATTACTGATGGAGATACTTTATGCTTTTTTGCTATTTCTTCTACCGACTTATATGACTTGAATTCTTCTTTTACTTCCTTCTTTTTTTCGGTATCATCCTCACCGCCATCCATGTGGTCAGCTACTGTATCAAGATACTCAGATGCCTTAGTAATCTTGGACTGCACCCACGCTTCTAAATCACCTTCACCTTTTAGATGACGCATCAATCTGTTGATTGCTGATTTAGCAGTCTTAAGTTCTCCACGAGCCATAGAAAACTCAAAGTCTTCTCCGAGAGGTGCAATAGTTTCTAGGTCTGCAAGAATAGACCATTCCTTAAAGGTGAGTTTGTCCATTTTACTATTGATTGGCTAAGTTTTTCTTACCTTGTGCAATTACCTGGTCTCTAGTCATACCAGTCTTTTTCATTTTTGCTTCACCACCCCCAGCAGCAAAGTCATCCATTGGTTTCTTTTCTGGTGCAGCTGCTGCAGGTCTATTCAATTTATTAGCAAAGTCTTGTTTTGCCTTTGCATCCATTGCTCTCCTACCTGCGTGAAGAACATCACTCACACTACTTCCAGACCTCAACGCTGCTTTACCACCACCAGCTTTGAGCGCAGCGTGACCACCTCTATCGGAGAACGCTTTTGAACCAATTTTATTAGCTTCTTTTTCTCTATTCAGTCTAGCTTGATTGGCAATTACAGATGGAGGAACTTTACTTTGTTTCCAAGCCTCATCAATAGAATATGCTTCCGCACAGAAGTCTTTGAAGGATTTCATATTACTTTTAGTGGTCTATATTTTATTTAGGGAGATCTCCACCCATAGACCCTTTGAGGAACTTTTGTAGTTCTGCGGTAGATCCTAAGAACACTGCATTGTTAGTAACACTAGTGGGCGCAGAAGACTTTTGTTCCTGGTTAATATCTTTCATTTTCTTTTGAAGATCAACCAATTTATCCGTAACATCTCCAACATTCTTAATCAGTTGTCCTGCAACTTCATACGCTCTTGGAGAGTCAGATTCTTGTGCAAGTTCTAGAATACCATTAATAGCTTCTTGACCCTTCTCAATAATTGAGTAGAGTTGGCCTCTAGAGTACTCATAATCTTTTTGGAGTTGATCTACAGCCTCTGCAGGTTTTTTTATTTCAGCAGGTTCTGTCTTGACAATCTCTGATTTAATCGGAGTTGTCTCAATATCTAGAGCCTTATCA